GCTATGTGCCAAAGGACGCAGAACTTAAAACTGTTGGCGAAAAAGGTTCAAGCCTTTGCAGATGGAGTGTAAAGGTTGACGAAAAGATAAATGGTGACCAGAAAGAAGCCGTATGGGCAAACTGTCAGGCGTGGCACGATATCGCAAGATATGCTGCATCAATCAAAAAGGGTGATACTGTATTATGTGTAGGACAGCTTGAAACAAATACGGGTACCGACGGCAAGGTTTACAAAAACCTTGTGTGCGAGTTTGTATCGATAATGAAAAGCGTTCCGAAAGCCTCCCCGATTGCACCAATGCCGGAAACATCCGAAGTAACCGACTTATCGGAATACGAAGAACTTTTAAGTGATGGAGAACCACCGTTTTAAATAAAGTAAAATCTTCAGAAAGGAGGGATTGACATTACACAGGAACAGATTGACAATATCAGCTTTGAGAGTATGAGTCAGGAATCGATGCTTGGCATAATTGAGCATATAGCATACTTTGACAAGGATAATGATGAACGCAGGGACACTCTTACACAGCTTCGTCGAAAAGCAAATGCAGGTGAACGTCTGAAAGAATTTGACAGGGAGCTGTTTGCGTTCAAGTCCAACAATTTCCGTTATCTTTCGGAAAACTCCATTGATATGTCCTTTGATTATTGTCGTGAAGACTATCTTACCTCTGCACCATATGAGGAGATTTTTGCATACACAGACCCTTTTGAAAGAACTGTACAGCTTGAAAATGCGGCAATTAAAGCAAAGGACGCAGGCTTTACAAACTTTAAAAAGGCATACAAAAACTATGAAAAATCCCTGAAACTTGTAAAATGCAAGTCGGATATTGACATATCGCACCCAACGGACTTCCCACAGCAGCCGCTTGAACTGGAGGCAGGCATTTGGACCTGTGATGCGGAAGGTGTTGTAAGGTGTTCGGGAATGGTTGAAGAAATTGCCTGCCGTCACCCGATAATGCCTGTTGAAAGACTTGTAAACATTGACACAGGTGAAGAAAAACTTAAAATCGCATTTTTCAAGGGCAGGTACTGGAGAGAAATAATCGCAGGCAAAAAGGAACTGTTTGACGCTTCAAAAATAATTCAGCTTGCGGCGGTGGGAGTTTCGGTTACATCAAAGAGTGCAAGGGTGCTTTCTGAATATCTTTGCGATATAGAGGCTCTCAATTATGATGTTCTGCCCGAACGTGAAAGCGTTTCAAGACTTGGTTTTATCGGTGACGGCAAACAGTTTTCACCCTATGTGGAGGGACTTATATTTGACGGTGATGCAAATTACAGTAATATTTACAAAGCGATTTCAGAGCATGGAAGCTTTAGTGAGTGGCGTAAAATAGCAATTCAAGGACGTAATGACTCGATAACTGCACAAATCATGCTTGCAGCGTCATTTGCAAGCGTTCTGATTGAGAAAATAGGCGGACTTTGTTTCTTCGTTCATCTGTGGGGAGTTGATTCGGCCACAGGTAAAAGTGTAGCGTTGATGCTTGCTGCTTCTGTATGGGGTGACCCTACAATAGGAGCTTATGTACAAACATTTAATGGTACTCAGGTGGGACATGAAAAAACAGCCGCATTCCTGAACAATATTCCTATGTGTATTGATGAGCATCAGCTTTCTAAGGACAGTCATGGAAGAAGTAAGTTTGACGTGTATCAGTTAGCACAAGGTGTAGGACGTACGAGAGGTACCAAAACAGGAGGTATTGACAGGACACCGACATGGTCATTATGCATTCTGACTACAGGCGAATCACCTATTGTTTCCGATAATTCGGGTGCAGGTGCTTTAAATAGAGTAATTGAAATTGAATGTAAAACAAAAGACTCCGTTATTCGTGATGGCATGGAGGTTGTACGCAGAATAACAGAACATCATGGACACGCAGGCAGGATGTTTGTTGAGTGCCTTACAGATGAGGTTATAGCTGAGGCAAGGACACTCTACGAAAAGCACTTCAAGGAGCTTTCTTCGGGCAGCACAACAGAAAAACAGGCCATGGCGGCATCAATGATTCTTACAGCGGACGAGCTTGCCGACAGGTTTGTTTTCAAAACGGGAAAACATCTGACCGTTACCGAAATATCAGAGTTTCTCAAGTCAAAGGCATCCGTATCGGCAGGTGAAAGAGGTTACAGTTATATGTGTGACTGGGTTGCAATGAACTCAAACAAGTTCAGAAGCAGTAATGAAAACGGAGATACCTACGGAACTATCATTGACGACTGGGCTTACATAAACGGTGCTGTTTTCAGAAAAGCCGCAAAGGATGCAGGCTTTGATGACAGAGCGTTGCTTTCCTGGCTCAAAACGCACGAACTTATTCTTACAAGGGGCAGAAATATGACAAGAGGCAAACGTATTAACGGAGTAAATGTCGAATGTGTTGTAATGAAGCTTCCGTCAGAAAATGAGGATGTTTCACTTGATGATTTTGAAGGCTTAATCTGAATGAGGGACAAATGAGGGACTGAATATATACAATTGTGGGACGTTGATGTAAGCTGTAAATAACGTATCAGCGTAGTTTACAAAGTTTGTGGGACTGTGGGACATTTTCCCCCTATATATAAGGCCTTTTATACAACACTATATTAATTGTATGGATTTTATAAAAAAATATTTTGCAGACGAGATAAGGTGCGATTTTGTCCCACAGTCCCACAATGTATCATAAACAACGTAAATATGTGCTTTATGAAGTGGGACAGGCTGTCCCTTACTGTTCCACACGTCCCACAGAAAGGAAATAACAATTGAATATAAATTTAAGAGATTATCAGCAGGAATGTATTGATATTCTTGACGGTAAAGGCAAAGGACGTTACCTTGTGCAGATGGCTACAGGTCTTGGTAAGACAGTTACCTTTGCAAACCTTAAACGAAAAGGACGTATGCTTATACTCTCACACAGAGAGGAGCTTGTAAGACAGCCGCTTAAATACTTTGAATGCAGTACAGGTATTGAAATGGCGGCACAGCGTTCACAAGGTGAGGAGGTTGTGTCGGCAAGTGTGCAGAGCATAATACACAGGCTTGACAGATTTAAGTCTGATGAATTTGATGTGATAATCGTTGACGAGGCACATCACAGTGCGGCCAAAACCTACAGAACTGTTCTTGAACACTTCACACCACGTCAGCTGATAGGCTTTACTGCTACCCCGAACAGAGCCGACAAGGCAAGGCTTAATGATATATTTGACGAGATAGTCTTTAAGCGTGATCTGAAATGGGGTATTAAAAACGGGTACCTTTGCGACATTGACTGTAAAAGGGTAAATATAGGCTATGACCTGAGAGCCGTTCATACAAGGGGTGGTGACTATGCTCCCGGGGAACTGTCGGAGGCTATGAGTGGTACAGAAGACGCAATTGCAGAAGCATACACCACAATGTCAAAGGGTGCAACCCTTATATTTGCGGCAAGTGTAGCCCATGCCGAAGCAATAGCCGAAAAGATTCCCCGTTCGGTTGTTATCACAGGCAAAACCAAAAACAGACAGGATATCATACAACAGTTTACGGAAAGAAAAATTCCATGCCTTATCAACTGTATGGTGTTTACCGAGGGTACGGATATACCCCTTGTGGAAACTGTAATTATAGCACGTCCTACACAGTCTGACAGCCTTTATGCACAGATGGTGGGGAGAGGTTTAAGGCTTCATCCCGACAAGGAAAAACTTACTCTTATCGACTGTGTGGGTGTTACAGGCAGGAGAAGTCTTTGTACGGCACCGTCACTTCTTGGGATTGACATAAGCGAACTTCCACAGAAAAAACAGGATTCCATTGAGGGTGATTTGTTTGAACTTCCCGAAAAGATTGAACGTGCTGCCGATACTCCGTCAAGTTGGATAAAAAACATTGAAATTGTAAACTTATGGGCACAGGAACAGCAGTATAATCTTCATGACATCAACTTTTTCCAGATGCCTGACGGAAGACTTGTATGCAGTCTGCCGGACAGAAAAAAGCTTGTTATACCTTGTCCTGATGAGCTTGGAAACGTAAACTACAACGGCTGTTATATGGATATTCAGACCGCTGTTGACAGGGTGTACACAGAGCTTTGCGAAAATTATTCCGATTCCGAGTATATATGGAATCTCGAGAAAGCAAAAAGGTGGGGTAAATATCCCGCTTCTGACGCACAGGTGAAGCTTATAAAGCGTAAGTGCAGAAATGAGGATATTGACTTTGAAAGTCTTACAAAATTACAGGCATCACAGATTTTAAACAGAGTTATGGGAGGTTAATATGACAGAAGCACAGCATCAGACTAAAGTTATACAGTGGACACAGCAGCCGTCAATACGGAAGAAGTTCCCGGAACTGAAACTTCTGTATCATATTCCGAATGAGCGTAAATGTTCAGCCGTACAGGGCAGACAGTTAAAATTACAGGGTGTGAAATCGGGTGTACCCGACCTGCATCTGCCGGTTGCAAGAGGTAATTACCACAGTCTTTACATAGAAATGAAAGCCGAAAAAGGCAGAACCTCTGATAATCAGAAATGGTGGCTTAATGAGCTTTCATATCAGGGCTGCAGATGTGAGGTCTGCTACGGCTGGGAAGAGGCTGTTAAGGTACTGGAGGAATATCTATGCGGATAAAGGAAATTGAGCTTTCGGCATCACAGAACAGAAAGCCGGATATCAGAATGACAATGCCCGAAAAATGCCTTTATACACTGCTGAGGGGATTGTACAGACAGTATCACAGCAGACAGATTTCAAAGGAAGATGCAAAAGCAGAAAAACTGAAAATAATCAAAGAGTGTACAGAGTATGAAAAGCACTACAGCAAATGGTGCGGTATGTATGCCCAGTATCAGGAGAACATAAGAAATTGCGGACAGATATTAAATGACATTGAGAAGTCCGATGACGTGACTGAAATTGCACTTCTTGCCTGCACGGCAATTTCTTTTATGACAAATGACAGGGATTTTATTAAAAGACAGGAAAGGAAAATAAATCATGACTGATTATATATTCTGGGAACGAGGAGAGGATCTTCCCGAAACCGATGATGATAAAGAACAGGAGGACGATGATGGATGTCAACATAAGTCTTGAAATGACGGTCAAGGGAGTGGACAAGGAAGTTATAATGCTTGGCAAAGACGGTCTGCCTGACTGCGTTAAGATTATTATAACAAACGGTCTTAAACAAATGAAGTATGATTCTGAAATACACGATATTAAGATTCTGAGTGTGGGAGGTACGGGAAATGAAATCAAAAATAAATAAATTAAAGCCTTGTCCTTTTTGTGGGAGTAAGGATGTAGAGGTATTCGAGCCTGTTAATAAAGAAACAACAGTAGGTCGGGCAGTAATATGCAACAACTGTGACACACGAGTAGGTTTCCCAACGGCATTTGATGAGCTGATTGCTATGGATTTATGGAACAGGAGGGCTGACAATGTCAAATTGTGAGAGATGTTATCACAATAAAGTCTGTATTGACGGTGCGAACTACAAAAACGTTGCGACTTGCAATCACTTCAAAGACAAAGACCTGATTGCGGAGTTGCCTTGTAAGGTGGGAGATACGGTATTCATGGTAACTCAAAATAACATACTTGAAATGGAAGTAATTCAGATTAAGATATCAGCTCATTGGACTGTATTTGATTGTGTGCATGTGGTTTATGATGAGTATGAAGAGTTCTTTTACGAAAGAGATATAGGCAAATCTGTATTTCTCACAAGAGAAGAAGCCGAAGCAGTGTTGGAGGAGCGTGAGAACAATGCAACTTGATAACCTCATCGAAAAATACGAATCCGATTCAGCTGAACTTCTGAAAGTTGGTGCTGTAGAACCAGCCGAAGAAAAACAGCTGATTGCGGATCTGCTTAAAGAGTTGAAGGAGTACAGAAATGAAAAAACAGGAAGTATGCACAGCAGCATCGGTTGAGGAGTGTAAGCACTGTCCGTTTGATGATTGTGTACGACCTGGCCGTATAAAACTCAGTGGTGAAAGTGAGTATCTGAAGTGTGCGGTTCTTCCCGTTCGTGGCGGTATAATTCCAATTGCGGAGGATCTGAAGAATGCACGTTCAAAAAGACTTATTTAGGAGGAAACAATGATAAAATTTGCGATTTTTAACAGACT